AAAGTCGCTAGTCAAAACAAACAAAGAACTTGCAGCCATAGACGGTGGAAGGCTTAGAGCAGCTACAAGAGCGCAAGCGCAAATTAGAAAAGTCGAAGCTGAAAATGCTAAGAACGTTAAGAAAACTATTAACATACAGAAAAAGGCAGATGCGGATAAGAAACGCGCTGCGGAACTAGAACGCCTTAGAAACCGCATCTCCTACAAGTTCGACATTGATGCCATCAATCTAAACGCAGCCTTGCGACGCGATTTATCAATTGAGGACAAATCTAGAGTCCTAGAGTTGGCGGCTTTAAAAAAGTCTGAGTATCAAACCGAAGAAGAGGCGATTAAAACATTAACGGCGGCCATAGAAGCAACGTCAAAGATTAAGCCAGATATTAAGTTTAACGATAACCTAGATGATATTTTAGAAAAATTGAGAAAAATAATCGAGGGCAAGTACAGCATCAACATTGGTGCCACAATTACTGTGCCTAATATTCCATCTCCAGGTGGCAGTTCAACTGCATCACCAGGTGGCGGTAATTTCATTCCAGGAGCTGTAATATCACCTGGCACTGGAGAACCTGGAACAGGAACAGGAACCAGCGTTGGAACTTTTCCCACGATTCCAGGCACTGGCTCTGGTGCCATCATTGAAACTATAAGTAACATTATAAGTAATCAAAATACGCTGACAGAGGATTTTCTTGCAGGTCTACCCAGTGGACTTGACGCTAATGGACTAGCTGCTGCCAGATACGAATTACAAGCCAGAACGATAACTGCTCAAAATCAATTAACTAATTATTTATCAGGAGCGCGTTATCAAGGTATGGCTAACGAAATCACTTCTCAAAATACTTTGACAAACCAATTAGCGGCAGACAGATACACCGCAATGCAAGGTTTCTATACAGGCAGAAACGAGCCAGTGGTTGTAAATGTAAACGTACAGGGATCAGTGGTTGCTCAGAACGACCTAGTAGCGGCTGTCACCGATGCCGTTTACGCTACGCAACGCTCAGGTAACAATCTACTGCTGGCAGAATAATGACAACAGGAGCTGTATTTAACTGCACCATCGATTTTAGCAACGGTGCAAATTTTGACCCTAGCCTCGTATTGGACGATCCTTCTACACCTCTAGACCAGTCTGTTCTAGGTACTAGCGCTTCTGAAATCGTAGACGTGAGCCAATATGTACTTAGGGCAGCAGTCAGGCGTGCGTATAACCGCACCTCAGATAGTTTTACCGCAGGCAATGCCGCAGTGCGTTTGGTAGATGAAACAGGACTATTTAATCCTGCCAACACCTCTAGTCCGCTCTTTAGCAAAATATTACCGATGCGAAAGATTAGATTTATTGGCGAATATAACGGTGTGGAATATGCGCTGGGTTCTATGTATGTACAGTCTTGGAAGTATCAAAGTCCCACAGGCTTTGACCCTGCTTACGTAGACCTTAACTGCGTCGATGGTTTTCAGCTTCTCAATTTAGCTAGCATTAGTACCGTTACAGGCGGCACGGCTGGTCAAACAACGGCTGAACGTATAACCAGCATATTGGACGAGGCCGAATGGCCTGGAGGAATGAGATCTATTTCCACCACGGCCACGACGACCGTACAAGCCGACACAGGGGCCACTAGAACGGCCCTGGCGGCCTGTCAGACGGTCGAATCGACCGACCTGGGGGCTTTCTATATGAACCAGCAGGGATACGCCACATTCCTAAGTAGGAACGACATTATTGCCGCCTCTGGGGCCACGGCCACGGTCTTTAGCGATACAGGCGCTGGAGGCACTATTAACTACCAAAGCGTGTCCTTTGACCTTAGTGACTTTGGCCTAATCAATAGCTGCACGGTTACTAGGACAGGCGGTACGCCTCAGACGGTAAACAACGTCGACAGTATTGATATCTACTTTAAACACAGCCGTAATAAAACCACAATTGCTCAGACCGATGCCGATGCATTAAACCAGGCGTTGATGATTGTAGCTAGTCGCCAAGAGGTAGGGGCAGACCTACGAATGGAAGCGTTAACGTTGGATGCCTTTGATGGATCAAATAGCGCGCGAGTCATTGCTGCTTTAGACCTGGATGTCTTTGATCCCATCGAAGTTATACAAACATTACAGGGAGGCACGGTCATAAGTGACACGGTAATCACTGGCGTGGCCTACGACATAACTCCTAATTCATTCCAGACTACGTTCACAACCGCTCAACCCTTCGCAAGTGGCTTCGTGCTAGACTCTAGCGTCGACGGCTTGCTTGATGAGGATTCTCTAGCCTACTAAGGAGAACAATGGCAAAACAAACTTTCACAACTGGTCAGGTACTGACCGCCGCACAACAAAACTCACTGCAGTCAAATGACTTTAATCAAACCGTAAGTGTTAAAACTGCTAATTACAGCTTGCTGGCAGCTGATAAAGGCACACGTATAGAATTCAATACTTCAGGATCGGTGACCTGCACAGTAAATAGCGGCCAGTTTGATGCTGGCGATACGCTGATAATTCAGAACCGTGGCGCTGGAACTGCAACAATAACAGCAGGAACCGCTACCGTAAATACGAGCGCAACTTTAGTAGTAAAACAATATGACAGCGGTGTTCTTTATTTTGTCTCAGATAGCTCAGCTATTTATTTTGCATCTGATGCGGCTGATACACCTTTGACTACAAAAGGTGATTTATTTACTTTTAGTACAGCTGCAGATCGCTTAGCTGTCGGATCCGATGGTGACACTCTTGTCGCGGATAGTGCCACTTCGACAGGCTTGCGCTATAACCCAACAGTTGAGGCTGGCAAAAATCGCATTATAAATGGAGCGATGGCAATAGACCAAAGAAACACCGCCAGCACAGCAGTTACTGTTAATGCAGCATCAATTTTTCGCACATTAGACCTATGGCGCGCTTTTGGTGTTACATCTGATGGAGTTTATACTGTTCAGCAAGTTGTAGATGCACCTGATGGTTTTTATAATTCATTGAAGGCAACAGTTACTACGGCTGATGCTTCATTGGCTGCTACTGATGCTTACTTTATTACCCAAAATATTGAAGGATATAATGTTAATGATTTTGCTTTGGGAACTGCTGCAGCAAAAACTTTTACTTTATCTTTTTGGGTCAAATCAAGTCTAACAGGAACTTTTGGTGGTTCATTTAGAAATAGCAATGCAGATAGGTCTTTTCCATTTACTTATGCAATTTCATCTGCTAACACTTGGGAATACAAAACAGTAACTTTAACAGGTGATACATCTGGAAGTTGGCAAAAAACTAATTTAATTGGAATTGGAGTTAATTTTTCTTTAGGCGCTGGCACAGATAGAGCAGGAACTGCTAGTGCTTGGAACGGAAATAACAACTCTGGAGCAACTGGTCAGACGCAAATTATCTCAACTCTTAACGCGACCTTATTTATTACTGGGGTTCAGTTAGAACGCGGATCCGTTGCTACTGCGTTTTCTAACGCAGGGGGAACAATCCAAGGCGAGTTAGCCGCTTGCCAGAGGTATTATCAGCGAGTTGATTCTGCCAATGCTAGCGATACCCGTATGAACACAGCGAATATGGTTGCCAATTCAACAACAGTTGCCTATGGTAATTTTGCATTTCCAGTTCGTATGAGAACGAGTCCTACCTTTGGCTCATCTACGGCAACTGGTTGGTCTTTAGGAAGAATTGCTGCAGCCTTAACTGCTTTAGCACAAGAAAGAGCAAGCCAATATTCGTCAATGGTAAAAGCCACAGTTGCATCAGGTTTGACCGCTGGTAATGGAGATTGGTTAGAGGTTGGAAATAATAATACGGCTTACATAGAGTTTAGTGCGGAGTTATGATGACCACATACAGAAAAGAAATTTCAGAATTATCTGGAGATGAACTGCTGATAAAGATAGATGCAGAAGGTAAAGAGTGGTGGATACCTGCCGACCCTTCTAACTCCGATTATCAACGTTACCTGCGCTGGCTAGAAAACCCAGACGCAGAGGAAAACGGCACAATCTCGTAGGATTATGGAGAAAAGCGCTAACGGATGGCCAGCATCAGCCGATCCTGAGGAGATAGCTATTATTCGCAAGCGCGTACCAGGCACTGATTTAAAGCTTCGTATTGCCGAGCCTGTAGCGCCGTTGCTTATAGCATTCGCCGCCGACTTCCATCGCCTAGTTGAACCTTTAGATGAGGGTCAGTTGGACGACTGGGGCTATTGCTATCGCAAAGTCCGTGGAACCCAGACGGTCATTTCTAATCACGCCAGTGGCACGGCCATTGATCTAAACGCTACAAAGCACCTTCTAGGGGCCGTTAATACCTTTAACAAAGAACAAGACAAGACCATACGAAGACTCTGTCGTAAGTATGGATTAAAGTGGGGCGGAGACTACAGATATCGCAAAGATGAAATGCACTTTGAGATAGCATTAAACTCCGCACAAGTAGCTACATTGATCTCTGCATTAGGTTTGGAGAAAACTGATGACAACCGCAAAACGGAAGAAACAAATCAAGACGGCGCAGCAGGTGGCGGCTTCTTGGGGCCGCGCAGCACTTAGCGCTGCCATTGCTTATTATCTAGCCACTGGGGATGTAACAATTAAGGGTTTAACAAGCGCAGCTGCAGCAGCGGTGCTTCCACCTTTATTGCGTTATGTAAATCCAAAGGACGAACTCGGACGTGGATAATCTTGTTATCCAATTAGGCGTTATAGCAGCTGCCACAATATCTGGGGTGGCTGCTATATTTGCTGCGCGTGCTGAAAAAAACAGCCGTCCAGTTTCAAATGGTTTTGCTGAGGAGGTGCTGACAGATTTAAGAGAATTAAGAAAGATGTTATTCCAACATTTAAAAGAACACGATAAAGAGGGACAAAATGAAAAGTGTATACATTGTACCAACAAGAGGACGACCAGAAAACGCGTCAAGGCTTCTTAAAGCTTGGAAAGATACGGACGCTCAATCAGATTTATTCTTCGTCTGCGATATAGATGATCCGCGTATGCGCGATTATGAAAAAATACCTGATATAGCTATCATTACAAATCTGCACACCTCTGGTGGAATGGCGCAGCCTTTAAATATGGCAGCAATGATTTTATTAAATGATGAAAAATACGACCGCTATCAGTACTTTGGATTTATGGGCGACGATCATTTGCCACGCACTAAGTATTGGGATTACTTATTAAAGCTAACAATTCCAGGCACAAAACAAGGCATCGCATACGGCAATGATTTACTGCAGCAAGGCAACCTGCCCACGGCCTGTTTAATGACGCGAGGCATAGTAGAAAAGCTACGTGGAATGGTGCAGCCTGGGGCCAAGCATCTATACCTGGACAATTTTTGGTTGCAGCTGGGTAGGGATATAAACGGCCTCTACTACTCGCACGACATTGTAATAGAGCATCTACATCCTGTGGCTGCCAAAGCAACGATGGATGAGCATTACGCAAGGGTCAACGCGCCTGAATATTACGAACACGACAGAAAAATATTTGAGGCATTTATAGCAAGCGACACTTACAAAG